CTGAGCTGAACGGTCGCGCTCATCCTGGTGCCCCATACGCAATATCTGGAGTTTCACTTATCGACGTTCTAGTTCCTAGTTTTGAACTCGCCGCTAAATATCTCACTATCCTCGAGGAGGAAGGTGCAGCAGGATTGGCAGCGTACTTCAAGAGGGAAGAACATCAGTTGGAAGCGGTCATGTTTCTAAGCGCAAAGACGGACATCTATCCTCGCGAATCGTACCTCACGAAGGTCCGACCCTTCGGTGTCGTTCCCGCTGCCCTCCGCATACTCTTCTCATGTGTATCTACCTCCATCAAACGCAATCAGAATACCTTTCTAACCGACCCGGAGTGCATCAGCGCTCTTGGATTCTCCTGGATGAATGGGGGGACCCAAGAACTCATGTACTGGTGTGGTACCGATTCAGAGAGACCTGATAAGTGGCTCAAGCACTTAGCGTATGGGGATGACCAGATCATCAGAGTGAAGTGTACCGATGGCACTGTGTTTCTCATGTGTCCAGACGTGAGCGGCATGGATATGAAAGTAAATCATCCCACATTCAACCTGGCTTTCGCATGGCTACTGCATCAGTACCACGACGAGAAGCTGCCATACGCGGACTATTTCACAGCAGATGGATTCCGCAAGATCCTGTCATCAAAAACCGCCACTATCGACGAGCGTTGGCTCTCCCTAATTCAGTTCTTCGTACACTACGCTAAGAGTCATCCGGTGCTATCCTACAAGCACCTCATGAATCTTCAGACACTAGGACTCCTCTCAGGACTCAACCTCACCACCTATTTCGATCTCATAGCATCAGCCCGTATCGGATTTGCTATACGCGACATACCCCGACCTCTCAACCGAGACGACATATCCAAATTCCGCTCCGATCTTATGGCTAGATCAATAAAATCTGGCTTTCCTTTCAAGAGCGATAGTATGGATGTTCAAATCATAGAGAATGCCGATGGCAGTCCCGCAAAAGAGATCATTAGAGTGGACGGTACTGTGTCGGTGGTACCTCCATATATCCACCTTGCCTTGCCCTTCCTCGGAATGTGCATCAGAGAGTATACCGTCAGTGCAGACCACAGCACCACCGGAGAGCCTCTGTCCTTCCCAGTACCATGTATGGACACGTCCAAAGCCATCACCCATCTAGTACTCAAGATCTCACCCCAGA